CAAGCATACAATGAAATCAAAGACAGAACAGGCCACCTTGGAGAAGATGGCGTATTTGTTAAGGACTAACCATGGACGACACCACAAACCCTAAGCACTACAAAGAGCATCCATCTGGAATAGAATGTATAACCCTCACAGAACACATGGGTTTTTGCCTTGGTAACGCGCTTAAATATATATGGCGAGTTGATTTAAAGCATAACGATGGGGGAATTGAGGATCTAAGGAAGGCCAGATGGTATATTGAAAAAGAAATAGAGAAAAGGATGAACAAAAATGAAAGCAAAATACCTAGGAATAACGATAGACAGAGAGAAGAGCCGGAGTATGACGCCGCAAGCGATAGATTTATTGAAAGGCTATTACCTGAGGGGCACTGAGAAGGATCCGCAAGAGGCATATGCTAGAGCTAGTGTTGCATACTGCGGTGGAGATTTAGAATTAGCACAGAGGTTGTATGATGGGGTATCTAATAATTGGTTTATGTTTAGCTCTCCTGTGCTTAGTAATGCCCCTACACTGGGGGATGAGCCCAGAGGACTCCCTATTAGTTGCTTTCTTAGCTACGTCCCTGACACTCTTGGCGGTCTTATTAGCCATCAGTCTGAGCTTGCTTGGTTAAGTGTAAAGGGTGGAGGAGTTGGAGGTCATTGGTCGGATGTTCGTGCAGTAAGTGACAAAGCACCATCACCAATACCATTTATTAAAGTAGCAGACTCAGCGATGACTGCTTACAAACAAGGACAAACAAGGAAAGGAAGTTATGCAGCGTATTTGGACGTGTCTCACCCAGACATTATTGAGTTCCTCAATATTCGGGTACCTACGGGAGGCGACAGTAACCGTAAGTGTTTTAATCTTAACAATGCTGTCAACATTACTGATGATTTTATGGATTCCGTTGTTGCTGGTGGTAGCTGGGATCTCGTCGATCCTCATGATGATAGCGTTAGGGATTCAGTCGATGCTAGGAATCTGTGGGAAAGGATACTCGAAGTTCGTTATCGTACTGGAGAGCCTTACCTTAATTTCATTGATGAAGCTAACAGACATCTGCCGAAAGCTCTTAAAGATAAAGGTCTAAAGATTCGTGGAAGTAATCTATGTAATGAAATCCACTTACCAACTGATGAGAACCGTACGGCTGTATGCTGCCTCTCGTCACTTAACTTGGAGACGTATGATGAATGGAAAGGAACGACAATGGTGGCCGACCTTATTACTATGTTGGATAATGTTCTCACTAACTTCATTGATAATGCCCCTAGGGAGTTAGCTAACGCTACTCACTCGGCATATCAGGAGCGTAGCCTAGGCCTAGGTGCAATGGGTTTCCATTCGTACCTACAATCAAAGAATATCCCTTGGGAATCTGCGATGGCTGTCGGACAAAACAGAATGATGTTCGAGAACATTAAGTCACAAGCACTGGTAGCAACAGAAGATCTAGCTAAGACACGTGGAGAATATCCTGATGGTAAGGGTACAGGTAGACGCAACTCACACCTGATGGCTGTCGCACCCAATGCTAATTCTGGAATGATCCTTGGTACGTCTGCATCTATTGAGCCTATCAAATCAAATGCTTACACGCACAAGACTAGAGTGGGTTCACACTTCATCAAGAACAAGCACCTTGAAGCTGTACTAGAAGAGCACCGACTATTACTTGGGAAGGATAAAGACTGGTTGAATCGTGAGTGGAGAAACATTGGACACCATGAAGGATCTGTTCAGCAACTTGACTATCTATCTGATTGGGAGAAGGACGTCTTCAAGACAGCCTTTGAGCTTGACCAGAGCTGGGTAGTAGAACAAGCATCCCAGCGACAAGAGTTTATATGTCAAGGTCAATCTGTTAATCTATTCTTTCCTTCTGGAAGTGACAAGTCTTATGTTAATAAGGTACACATCCAAGCATGGAGGGGTAAGTTAAAAGGTTTGTATTATCTACGCACCTCAGCCAGTAGTAATGCGGAGAATGTAGGTAAGCAAGTAGAACGTGTAGCTCTTAAAGATTTTGTGGAGGACTCAGAATGTCTAGCATGCTCAGGTTAAGGTGCGTAACTTGTCAGAACGTTAAGCCAGAAGCGGAGTTCTATGAAAGAGCAGGCTCCGCCCTTGGCAGGAAAAGAGAATGTATACCATGCTATAAATTAAGAGAGCAGAACAATAGATTCTTGAAACTGTATGGACTAACCACTAAACAATACTTTCAGAAGCTTGAAGATCAGGGAAGTATATGCGCCAATGAGGAGTGTAAGCTTCCGTTAACTGGTGGGAATGGGACGCACCTAGATCACGACCATGAAACGGGAGTCAATAGAGAGTTCCTATGTCGATCATGTAACGTAGCAGAAGGACACCTTAATAGCAGTCCTGAAATTGCTATGGGACTTATAGATTATATGAGGAAGCACAATGGCAAGAAGCAAGAAGGCTGAAGCAACCTTATATGAACAGAACGGGGGGTATAAAAACCCCTCACCAGACATGAGGTTAGCTATAAAGTTAAGCAGGATAGATGTTTCATGGTTTAGCTTTGAAGAACACGGACTATACCGAAAGGGAGGTCCATTTGATAATAATAAAGAGGAAGAAGATGAGTCTACTAGAAGAGAACAGAACGTACAAACCGTTCAAGTACCCGTGGGCGATGGAGTTGACGGAGCAGCACGAGGATTTACACTGGACGGAGAAGGAACTAAACCTAAGTGATGACGTCACTCAATGGAAGGACGGATCACTATCAGACACTGAGAAGAACCACATCACACAGATCCTTAGATTGTTTACACAGTCTGACGTTGTGGTGGCTGGCAACTACTCAACACTATATATCCCCAAGTTTCTAAACAACGAGATTAGATCTATGCTACTATCCTTTGCAGCTAGAGAGGGTATACATCAAAGGGCGTACGCTTTACTTAACGACACGCTAGGACTACATGAGAGTGAGTACTCCATGTTCCTAGAGTACGACGCTATGGTAAAGAAGGTTGACTTCATGAAGGATGCAGATGTAAATACACAGCACGGATTAGCGAAAGCTCTAGCCTTAAGTGTATTCAATGAGGGCGTGTCCCTCTTCAGTGCGTTCGTTATGCTGTTGAACTATCAAAGGCACGGCAAGATGAAAGGAATGAACACGGTAGTTGAATGGAGTATCAGAGACGAGACGATGCACGTTGAAGGTATGAGTAAACTATTCCGTGAGTTTGTAGCAGAGCATCCAAGGTTAGTGAACGATGAGTTTAAGAGAGAGATTTACGAAATGGCAAGGACCATTGTTAGGCTTGAGGATAAGGTTATCGATCTTGCTTATAAGGCTGGAAGTGTGGATGGTCTTGACAAAGCTGAAGTTAAAACGTACATTAGGTATCTGGCGGACAGGCGTCTAATCCAGATGGGATTTAAAGGAAACTTCAAGGTAAAGACAAACCCCTTACCTTGGGTAGAGGAGTTAACATCAGGTGATTCGATGAGTAACTTCTTTGAGAAGACAGTCACGGACTATTCAAAGTCTGGCATGACTGGTGAGTGGGGTTGGACATGAAGGGCGGCAAAGTGTGGGGATCAACCGAGTTGATCCTAGCGAACTCGTCACTTGAGTTTCACAAGATAGACTTCTTAAAGGGTGGTCGATGCTCCAAGCATAAGCACCAATACAAATGGAACGGGTTCTATTGTCTTGAAGGTATCATGAAGATACAAGTATGGCAAGATGACTACAACCTTATAGACACCACAACCCTAAGGGCTGGTGAGTTTACTTCGGTTAGGCCGGGGCTTTATCACACCTTCGAAGGAGTGTCTGATGGTGTAGCCTTTGAGTTGTACTGGGCTGAGTTCAGCCACAACGATATCAAGCGTGAGATCACAGGAAGTTTAATTAATAACATAACAGAGGAATAATATGAAAGAATTACTAGACAAAGTATTAGCGGCAAAGAGTTCAACATTAGTGTTGGCAGCAGTCGTAGGTATTATCGTTCTATTAAAGCTCTTCGGTGTAGAGTGAGGGACGACAACCTAATAGGTTATTACGGTGGGGCTAACTGTCCCACCAAGTCTCTTGTTCAGGAGGATAGGACAAGGGAGGCGTACAGACAACTTAAGAAAGACAGAGAGCCTAAGGAGTCTGGACATAAGCGCCCTCTGTGGAAGAGTGACTGGAGGAAGTAATGAGTGAAGAGAAACTATATACCTTTGATGAGGTGCTAGAAAGACTAATGCTTACTGATGAAGAACTTCTACTGTGTCAACAACACAAAGAGTATAGTAAGAGGTTAGACGAGATACTGGAGTTTGATTCTGAACGAATGGATATAATAGGGCAGAATGGAAACGATGGTCTACACTACGACAGCATAGGTAACATTGGAGACCCACCAGATGAACCTAGAGAAATAAAATGGAAGAACAGAAGGCGGGGTAAATATGAATATCAGGAGTATGAATAAATGACAAGAGAAAATGCGGCACAAGATCTGATTGACATGGCTGAGACATGTAAAGGTTTAATAACTGACAACATGCCAGATGACATTGTTAATGCAGCAGATGACGCCCTAAGAAGTTTAATAAAAAGTATGGCTATCTTAGGGTACAACTTAGTAAGCGGGGAGGACCATGGACACAGTGGTTAAAGCAACCTTCACTATCATTGATGATGATAGTAAGGCCAAGAGAACAGAGGTGATCGAGATGATCTACCCAATGGATGAGGAGCGGAACTTTATAAAGTCCCTCATAAGTTATTTAGAATCAGACGATGACACAATGACTACAGATAAACCAAAGATAGTTTTACAATAGGATATTAGAATGCAAGAACACAACATCATGTCCCTTGAGGGGATTACAGATCAAGAGTACGTGGATAACTTTGGAGTTCCTTCGGGGTTGGCTAACTCTGCAGCGATCAACGAATGGATGATCAACGACACATACGAAAAGAATCTCACAGCAGAATATGAAGCGGCCATTAAGGAAGGGCGCAACGAGAACGAGGCCAAGCAATGGGCAAACAAAGTTGCTAACCAAGGACGCAGTGAAGCTCGTAAGCTACTTAAGAAAGTTCGTAAGGCACGAGGATATTAAAAAAAACAAACCCAACAGAGTCCGTAATGGATCCCTGTTGGGTTATTTTTTTTAACTGAAGTTGTCTCTAGACTTATCCCAGAAGAACTGATAGACATGAGCTGTCTCTTTAGACATCCTGTCTTGTCCCTTCTTAAGTTCAGCAAGATCTCTTCTAAGCTCTACTGGACCAGGCATTTTATAATACTGACCGTTAGGTAGTATCACGGCATTGCCCGGCTTGTTCCAATCAAAGGCAGCGAAATCTAGCCTTGAGTCCCAAGTAGATATACCTTCTTCTTGTGCTATACGTACACCCTCATCAGTCAACCTACGTCTGAACGTGGTGTCCATACCTAGGCCCTTCCTTGTTCCGGCTTTACCCTGAGGCTCCGGCTTCTTAGATCCATTCGGATTAAGATCATAAGTAAGGGCTTCAAAGACATTGATTGAGTGGCCTGAGTATGTATTGATAGATCTGAACACATCATTAAGTTCGTTGGTATACTGACCAGCTTCCTTAGGAGTTACAAACAAACCATCAAACACTTGAAGTGCTGTGTTTCTACGCCCACCAACTTTAAGCTTATCACTCATCTGAGTTATAGCTCCATTGATATTCTGAGAATCATTAGCATGGTTCAAAAGGACAGTGATCTGAGAGGCTGCTTTAAGCGAGCCTTCTGTATCACCCTCTGCCTTGCGCTTGAAGAGTTTGACGAAGTTGTAAGTGTTTCCCTTACTCTTTATAGGGATCTGCTCACCAGTCTTCTTGTCAGTCTTATACTCTCCCGTTGCATGAGAGAATGTCCTACGACTACCCTTGGCAAGTTCATACTTACTCTTACCTAGGGGTATCATAAACCCTGACATCGTTGGAATGGTCAAGTGAAACCCTTGCTCGTTAGCTAAAGAAGCTGCAAGAGATAATGTATTACTTAGCTTAGACACAACGTCAAAGCTACCTGACACAGCTTCCGCCATGTAAACACCTAAAGGTTTAGAAAGATCCTTCTCTATATCAATACCCGCATTAGCAAAAGAATCAACTATCGCAGGGGTGTTAACATAAAGTTCTGACAAATAGTTTTCAACTGCTTGAGCAATACGAGCTGCACCAGCACCGTAACCAAAGATCATAACAGGATTCTTAGTAAACTTTCTTCCAAGAACTCCACCATGTTGCTGGATAATATGCATAGCTTGCTTGAACTTTCTTTCCTCAGCTTCCTTTAAGATTGTTTTGAACTTAGAGTTCGTAACGTCTTGGACAAAACTCTTTAGTGTTGGAGGCCCTTTCTTATTACCCCACAAGCCACCTAAAGAATTACGAATGTTCTCATCAACCATTTCGTACACGTCCTGAAGCTTCTCTCCATCCTTCCATCTATCAAACATATCTTGCGAGAATAATCTGGATGCGTTAGCTACCGTAGTATCTCCACTCTGCCAAGCAGACCAAGCCATACCATTTGTAAGGCCGTCAATCTCTGTCAAGAATCCTGTAGAGTAAGATGTCTTCCCGTTGTCAATAGCTTGTTGAAGGTTAAGAGCCTCTGCTATTGCAGCAATAGACGCATAGCCCTCTTCATTTCCAGCAGCCTCAATCAACTTGATACCGCCTTCACCACCTAATGTATTTAAGTTGGCCTGCCACTCGTTGATGTTAGCATCATACATTGCAGCTGCATCCTCAACACCCTTCTTATCATAACCAAAGCGCTTCATGATACCCGCCTTAAGAATCATAAGATCCTTAGGACTGTTCAAGTTGTATATAGATTCAATACCTGCAGCAAGCATAGCGCGAGCTAACTTACTACCTTGGAAGTTTCCTATGGTTTGATCTACATATAGTCTGTTGTTAAAACCATAGAAGTAATCATAGAAAAACGCACCGCCTGTTTCGGCATGCTCCATTCCCCACTTGAGTTGTTGTACAAACTCACTGTCTTTAATGGCGTCACTTACGTCATTAATCCTAGCGGCAACGTTGAGATCCTTAGTTGGATTACCTTGTTCATCAACGATCCTGCCGTGCTTATCTCTCTTATATATAAACCCGGGTCTGTTTCTGGCAGAGCCCTTGTTCCCATTACCATCACCTTTAATACTTAAAAAGCTAGGGCCATCAAATAACTTGTTAGCTTCTACATTATAGTACAAAGACTTAAGTAGATTAACAGTTACCTTATGAACCTTTACCGGAGTGTTCTCTTGAACCTCAAGATCTTTCAACCTGTTGGTAAGGTCTCCGTGCTCCATCCCTTTAATACCTCTAAGCTTTCTTGAGATTGCTATCTTGGTATTCTCATAGTATTCTGCTGGCTTCTGAGATGTTCTCACATGCTTAACAGAACTAGGGATCAGCTCATTTGTCAATGGCTGGAGTTGGTGGGCTAAGTTCAAACCTTCTTTAGTTAAGATTATAGCTTTAACTGGATGACCATCTTCACTTGTTGCTGTAGTTATTTCAAACATACTATTAGCGTCAGTCTTTCCTTCCTCTTTTCCTAGTGCATAACCTACAATATGCCTTACAAAAGAGCCTGCCATTCCATACTCTTCTTTTGTTGCCTTCTCTTCACCCATAGATGTTAGAAACATTTGTCCAATGTTCATATCATGAGCAACAGATGTCATAACTCTGTCATCAAAAGATGGGGCTTCATAACCTTCCTCTTTCTTTTGTTCTTCTTCAAGCTTACTTTGCCAGACATTCTTTCTAGCTTGTGCTAACACACTGTGTAAAGCTAAGTCTGAAAAGATTCGTCCAGCTTCAGGGGCTTGCTCTGCAATAGATGCATAGGATGCTACATACTTTAATACAAACTGAGCGTAGTCATCAGCAGTATGGTTGCCTTCCTCTGCCATCTTAGCAGCGATCTTAGATTGTACACTAGGGCCGTATAGCCCAGCCGAAATACTTTCTTGAAGCGCTTGCTGAACAGCTCTTCCATGTTTGTTGGAAAGCTCCTCATCAGGCGATGATGGATTATTAAACGCACCCTCTGGGTTGTCATTAAGTTTAGACAAATGTCGCGGCTGAACCCATGGGGTATCAACACGCCTACCAGTAGGAGAGCTTCCGTCTTCACCGTACTCTACGTACTGATCAGAACTAAGTGTCATGTACTTCTTACCCAAGTGCCTTGCAAACTCTTGGTACAGGTCAGGGTTCTGAGCAACATCCATTGGGGATACCCCTCTAGCCTCTGCAAATTCCTGTAGATCCTCTGCCTCTTGCTCTTCACTAAGTTCAGGGTCAGTGTAAGCGTTAGCACCTGCTTTATTCCTAACAGTCTCCGCCCACTTCTGATCCTCTGACACCTGTGCGGCAACTCTTTTACTATCATCGACAATAGATGGGCCGACAAGCCCAGTGCCAATGTCTTCTTGAACAGCTGCATCGTACTGATCGTCTATCTTACCTAGGATATCTCCAGAAGCTTCTTCTGTTAACGGTCCTACGTTCATTAGCTGAGACAGCTTAAGAAGAGACCCCGTTAGGTGTCCCTTCTCTTTGCCCTCTGTAGCTTTCTTTGATCTAACTGTTGCGTAGCTCATTGGCAACTCCTATATATATTACTTGTTAACAAACCAATCTTTGAACACCTTAGTGGTTCCCATAAGTGGAACTTCTTTAGCCAAGTACTTGTCTCTAAGTTCATCTTTGCCTTCAAGGTGATTTAAAAATATCTTCCCTAGGTTTTGTCCGTGCTTCCACGATGGCCCAAGGAATCCTTCTGTTGCATCAATTGCATGATCAACCGGACCTTTGTATCCTGACTTGTATATTGGGCTTACTGTTTCAAGTAGCCTTTCTGGTGTGCCCAATAGTCCTGAAGACGTAAC